GATGATAACCTTGACAGTATCTTTGCTTCGGGAGAAATGATGGCCAAGTATGCGGCCAAACGAGCCGGCATTGGTTTAGAGATAGGTCGACTACGACCGTTAGGTAGTCCCATCAGAGGTGGTGAGATTATGCACACAGGTATGATACCTTTCCTGAAAAAATGGTTCGGCGACTTACGTAGTTGCAGTCAAGGAGGCATTCGTAATGCAAGTGCTACTGTATTTTATCCTATTTGGCATCATCAGTTTGATGATCTTATTGTACTTAAGAACAATCAAGGAACAGAAGAAACCCGAGTCCGTCATATGGATTATGGGGTTGTGCTTAGTGCCTTCTTCTGGAGACGATTCCGAAACAAAGAAGACATAACCTTCTTTGATCCCAACGAAGTGCCCGACTTGTACGAAGCGTTCTATCAAAACACAGAACGTTTTGAAGAGCTGTATGTCAAATACGAAAAGCGCAAAGATCTACGTACCAAGACCATGAGTGCTGAAGAAGTTTTCAAGAGTGGTATACTGAAAGAACGCACAGACACAGGTCGAATATATCTTGTATTCATTGATAATGTAATGAACCAAGGACCGTTTGATCCCGAGTATCATACGATTTATCAAAGTAATCTGTGTTGTGAGATCCTATTACCCACCCGTTCATTTAAGAGATTAGACGACGAGAGTGGACGCATAGCGTTATGTACACTGGGATCTATCAACTGGGGAGCGTTCCGAAACCCAGAGGATATGCGTAGGGCCTGCAGGATTCTACAGCGTAGCCTGTGTAACATTCTTGACTATCAAGACTTCTTGTCAATACAGAGTAAGTTAAGTAATGACGAGATACAGCCATTGGGCATTGGCATTACCAACCTAGCCTACTGGCATGCCAAGCGTAGTTTAAAGTACGGCGAGAAAGATGCATTAGCAGAAGTCAAGACCTGGATGGAACATCAGGCCTACTATCTAACAGAAGCCACAGTAGAACTGGCTAAAGAACGTGGTCCTTGTACTGAGAGTGCCAAAACACGTTACGGACAAGGAGTGTTTCCCTGGGAACTACGAGCCAATGGAGTCAATGAACTAGCAGATTTTACCCCAGAACTTGACTGGGAAATCCTACGTGCAAATATGAAAGCACACGGTGTTCGCAATGCTACCTTAATGGCTGTTGCTCCTGTTGAATCTAGCAGTGTAGTAATTAATTCAACTAACGGCATTGAAATGCCAATGAGTTTGATCAGCACTAAAGAATCAAAGGCAGGATCGTTTACACAGGTTGTTCCAGAATACAACAGATTGAAGAATAAATATCAGTTGATGTGGGAACAAAAAGACTGTGATGGTTATTTGAAAACTGCGGCAGTTATTGCTGCCTACGTTGATCAAAGTATTTCAACTAATACTTTTTACAATCCTGCACATTTTCCAGAACGTAAGGTTCCAACAACACTGATTGCTAAAAATCTAATGCAGGCTCATGTTTGGGGATTAAAGACATTTTACTACAGTCTGATCAACAAAGCAGGAAGCAAGATGCAAGAAGAACAATTAGTAGTGCAAGTAAACGGACACACAAATTCCGTAAATGGACATGAAATAGAAGAGGACTGCGAGGCCTGTAAATTATGACAACACAAAATATTGGACAACAAATAGAAAACATTAAAGCAGCGTTGGAAACAATAAATTCTTTAATGGCTGAACTCCACCCCAACAATGTTGAGATAAGAATCGTGTACAAAGAACCCGATAATGGAGAACCTCCAAGATTGGATCTTTGGAGAGCTGTGGCACACGTGGATTACTTAAAGTAAAAATAATATGAAACAATTATTCTCAATCTTATTAGTGAGCGTCTTGGCTTTTGCTAGTGTGAACGTGGAAGCCAAACGAATGGGCGGCGGAAAAAGTGTAGGCCAGCAAAGTTCTAACGTGTCTAAGAAACAGGCAGCACCCCCGACACAAGCAACACCGCCAGTGGCTTCACCAACACCAGCTCCAAGTCGCCCATGGGGTGCTATGTTGGGAGGTTTGGCAGCAGGTCTGGGACTGGCATGGCTGGCCAGCAGTTTGGGTCTAGGCGCAGCGTTTGGAAATATTTTAATGGCCTTGTTGATCGGTCTTGTAGTTATGACAGCAATAGGTTGGTTCATGCGTAAGCGCATGATGGCCAGTTCACCCAACCTTGCTTATCAAGGTACACAAACTGATCATGTAGTTGATCAATCTGCACGGTTCCAAGGAGGCTCAATGATTGGGTCAGCATTGACCACTAACACATGGTCGATTCCTGCAGGATTTGATGTAGCAGGATTTGAGTCAGCCGCTAAACAAAACTATGTGCTGTTGCAAGGTGCTTGGGATCGTGCAGACATCGCCACTCTTGGTGGCATGATGACAGATGTCATGTTGAAAGAGATACAACAACAGTTGGCGTCTCGAGATGCTACTCAAGAGCACAGAACCGCAGTAATATCATTGGCAGCGAAACTTCTGGGAATAGAAGAAACTGATGTCAATTACATAGCCAGTGTGGAATTTACCGGCACAATACAAGATACAGTAGGAGCGGAAGCAGAAGCATTTGAAGAAGTTTGGAACATGACTAAATCAAAATCCGCAGGTGGCTGGTTATTGGCTGGAATACAAACTAACTAAAAGAACAAAATAAAATGTCAAAACAACAATATAATTTAAACACAAAGACAGACTATCTTAATCGCAAGATGTTTCTAGACCCAGCAGGTCCAGTTACTATCCAACGGTTTGAAGAAGTCAAATACAAAAAGATTGCAGACTTTGAAGCTACAGCACGTGGTTTCTTTTGGCAACCAGAAGAGATCAGTCTCACCAAAGATTCAAATGACTTCAAGGATGCCAGCGATGCAGTCAAGCATATCTTTACCAGTAACTTGCTTCGTCAAACAGCTCTAGACAGTTTACAAGGACGTGGCCCGAGTCAAATCTTTATGCCGGTGATCAGTTTGCCTGAACTAGAAGCACTGGTATACAACTGGACATTCTTTGAAACCAATATACATAGCAAGAGCTACAGTCACATTATTCGCAACATCTACAATGTGCCTAAGGATGTGTTCAACACCATCCATGATACTAAAGAAATCGTAGACATGGCGTCAAGTGTGGGCAACTACTACGAAGCACTGCACGTTATCAACTGCCGCAAACAATTAGGTGAAACAATTCCAGAGAAAGAACACATTCGAGCAATCTGGTTGGCCCTTCATGCCAGCTACGCTCTAGAAGCATTCCGGTTTATGGTATCATTTGCCACCAGCCTAGCCATGGTGGAGAACAAGATTTTTATTGGCAATGGCAACATCATCAGCCTAATCCTACAAGATGAATTGCTACATAAGGGTTGGACAGCCTATTTGATCAATCAAGTGGTCAAAGAAGACGCACGTTTCGTTGAAGCCAAACAAGAGTGCGAAGCAGAAGTGTATGCATTATACATGGACGTGATCCGTGAAGAAAAAGATTGGGCCACATACCTATTCAACAAGGGTCCAGTCATTGGACTCAATGCAAACATTCTGCGTGATTTTGTGGATTACACCGCAGTGGGAGCATTAAAAGATATTGGTATCAAGTATCAAGCCAGTGCTCCTAGATCAACTCCAATTCCTTGGTTTAACAAGCACACAGATACCAGCAAGAAACAAACAGCACTACAAGAAAGTGAAAGCACCAATTATGTCATTGGCATAATGGGAGAAAGCCTAGATTACGATGAGCTACCGGCCATCTAGGAATATATATGTACAAGGTACAATTTAAAAGTAAAAGTCCTTTTGAATCTTGGAATTCTATAGGTGGTGCTGGCACCGAAGCTCAGGCCATTTCTATGGCATTAGCTAAAAAAGCCAAAGGTGCTATACTGGTTAGAGTCCTTGATAAAAAAGGCAGAGTGATATATTCAAGTTAAAGGAAATGAAATGAAAGCTGTAGTATGGTCAAAGTACCACTGCCCTTATTGCGATCAAGCAAAGGCATTGTTAACGCAACGAGGTATTGAGTTTGAAGAAAAGAAAATTGGAGACGGATATACTCGAGAAGAACTATTGGAAGCTGTTCCAACAGCACGAACAGTTCCGCAGATTTTTATCGGCGATGAACTGATTGGTGGATTTACAGAATTAAAACAACATCTAGAAAAGGTATAAAATGTTAATTAATAAAGGCGTAAGCGCAGGTGATGTTATCACACTTAAACTAACCAGCGGAGAAGAAATTGTTGCCAAGTTAGTAGAAGATGGTGCAGCTTATTACAAACTCAAGAACCCACAAGTTATCGGAATGGGGCCAAAAGGTCCAGGGCTAATGCCCTATCTGTTTACAGTGAATCCAGATACTGAAGTTAAACTACAAAAATCAACTGTTACGGTAGCTGAAGCAACAGACGCACAGTTTGCCAAACAGTTTCTTGAATCAACTACAGGCATTGCTCTAGCCTAATATCATGCATAAGTTTGTAATAAAACGCAATGGGGTTTTAGAAACTTACACCAAATACGAAGACATACCAGACGACTTTGATCATGTAATTGAGTTTGTTCCAGAAATTCCGGATGGCCCTCACTCAGATGAAGAGCATGATGAATTGGCAAAATGGAATGATCGATTGCAAGAATTAATAAGGAAAGAATATGCCCGCAGTAACAAGAATAGGTGATGCAGACGTAGCACACTGTAGTGGAATGACTAGAGCCGTTGGCTCGGGTAATGTATTTGTTAATAATATTGCCGTTAGTCGACAATCTGACGTAAACACAGGACATTTACTTCCAGACATTATTTGTCCATCCCATTCCGCCCCAATTACTGCCGGATCTCCTACTGTTTTTGTAAACAACTTAGGTTGTGGAAGAGTAGGGGATGCTGTTACTGATTGCACCAGTGTTGCAGCTGGCTCACCAAATGTATTTGCTAATTCTTAAAAACATGATTAAATTAAAAAAAGCGTTCTTTTTCGTTCTAGGTTGTCTTTGCCTAGTAATGGCCTACATAGGAGTTATAACTCCGGGCATTCCTTATAGTCCTTTTGTGGTTGCAAGTGCTTTTTGTTTTGCAAGAAGTTCAGAGCGTATGCATAATTG